AATATATTCAAGTAAAATTTAATACTATTGATTATGAATAAAAAATATTTATTTTACAATTCTTTATTTTTTTTATATAAAAAAATAAATATTTATTTTACAAGTCTTTATTTTTTTTATATAAAAAAATAGTTTATAAAAATTGGTGAAGGTAAGGCGAAATGGTGAATGTAGCTATATTCACCACTATTTAAGGTATAATATTATATTCAAAATATAATATCATGGCTAATTATAGGTGGTGAACGTAGGAAAAAAAAAGTCCAAAAATTCCTTTATAAAAAAATAAATTTTATAAAATCCCTTTTATAAAAAATTTTTTTTTTACCAACGAATTTACTATTTTACATTCACTACATTCACCACCTTAACTATATACCTTAAATATATATAAAATAGTATAATAATACCTTAATTAGTGGTGAACGTAGAAGGTGAACGTAGGTGAACGTAGAAATTTACATTTTTAAATATTTATTTTTTTAATATAAAGAAATAAATATAATAAATAAAAATAGTACTAATAGAACAAATTGAACCACCGAATGAACCTAACATTCAACGTGCTATAACAGAAATAATTGATATGTTTAAACCACGTAAAACTATTAATAAAAAATATCCATCACTTGTTTTAAAACATTTTTTAGAAAGAAGCCGTAAAATACACGATAAAAATTTAAATAATTATATTACTTGTTCAGATTTTGAAATAGCAATGGAAAGATCAGGATATATAAGTAAAAAAATGAAATGTATGGGTAGATTAGTCACTTATTATTTTATATCTGATATTATAAAAAATATAATTTAGTTTTTTAATATAAAGAAATAATTATATAAAATTATAATATATATATATATATATCGATAATGCAGGAAATTAACACTGATGATGAAATTATCCAGATTAAAAAATCACGTGGAAGACCACGTAAACCAAAATTACCTGAAGTACCTAAAGAACCAAAAGTCTTAAAGACATCAGACCGTAAAACATATAATAAAGAATATAATAAGAAATATTATACCGAAAAAAGACAGAATATCACTAACTGTGATATCTGTGGTGGGAAATATGAAAAATATAATAAAAAGAATCACGAACTGACTGATAGACATATATTTATTTCTAATAAAATAAATAATATAAATAAACTTATTTAAATTTTTAAACTAAAGAAATATTTAGTTTAAATTTAAAAATTTTTTTCTTTTCATAATATATGAATAATAAATCATTTGTTGAAGCCAACATTATTTCTGATAGATTTGAAAAAGAAGTACTAATAAAAGAACTAAAAAATAAAAAAAATAAACAATTATTTAAATGGTCAGGTGGATATCATCCAGAATTTGATATTAAAATAATTTCAGACGATAACACAGAAAACAAGATAGAAGTAAAGACACAATCTATTTATAATAATAAAGATGATTATTTTGTTATTGAATCAATCCAAAAAGGCATGCTTTCAGGAATAAATAAAACTGAATCAGATTATTATTATATATTCAAAATACTAAAAGAAAAAAAAGATATCTTATTAGATATATTTTATAAAAATATAAATCCAGAAGAACAAAATAAAATTAATTATAAATTATATAAAATAAAAACTAATTTAATAAAAAAAATTATAAAAGAAAATCCAGACATCCCAACATCAGATTATAATGATAGCAATAAAGGTATAAATAAAAGTTATAAAATCCCTATTAGATATTTTAATGATATAGATATAATAGATGATAATTTAAATAATATAGAATTAGATAATTTAAATAAAAAATCTATTATACAAAATAATAAAATCTTTTATTAAAAAATAATATAGATTATAATATTATATAATGGAAAATTTAGTAGAACAACTAGAAGAAGTAAAAATCACAGAAGTAAAAATCACAGAAGAAATAAAATCTGATTCAAATTGTTATAATGACATGATAAAAGAACAGATAAAAGAAGCTGAACAAAAGAAAGTATCATTTAATCCTATATTAACTGAACCACCTAAAAATGATTCACCCAAAATCGATTTATCATTTAAGGTAGCTTATGTCGTTTTAGATAAATTTACTGATAGCATTGTTGGTGTATATTCATCAAATAAAAAAGCGACTACGAACATAATAAAATTAATAAAAACAGATTTAGAAGCCGTCATAATTGATAATAGAAAAAAATTATTAACTGGGGAAAGTGTAGAAGAAAATCAAATATCACTACAAAATATACGTCAATCGTTATATCATTATAAAACTATTGAACAGACAGGAATGATGCACATACTTTTAAATAATGAAAGTAAATTTAGATATAGAATTATAGTTTCTAAATTTAATGAAGATGTTGATGATGAATCAGGATTTAATTCATTTTAATTTTTTTATATTATTCTAATATATGATAGAATTTAATGAAAAAAAATATATAGTAAAATTAATAGACGATATTAAGGATAAAAAACATTTGATTTATTTATACAAGATTATTTTAGAAGAAAAAATAAAACATACTAGAAATAAAAACGGAATATTTTTTAGTCTTAATAATATTGAAGATGATAAACTGTTAAAGATAAAAAATTATTTATATTCAATCTAATTTTTATTTATTATATTAATATATAATGAATAATAATAAACATATTAAAGAAATCGAAGCATCACCGATTAGTGATGCTTTAATTAAAAAATATCTTCCTAATACTAGAATAGTAATGTATAATGAACTGCCACAATATAATAATATAGAAGAATTACTACCAACTAAAAGGTGTTTTTTTGTTTTATTATATATGGATTCACCTAATACTGGTCACTGGACTTGTGTTTTAAGACAAAATAATATAATTGAAATGTTTGATTCTTATGGAAAATATCCAGATGATGATCTAAAATGGGTATCAAAAGATATAAAACATGATTTAGGTATTAATGATAAATATCTTTCAAAATTATTTAATAAAACAAAATTAAAAGTTATTTATAATACTGAACCATATCAAGCTGGGGGAAGTAAAATTGCAACTTGTGGTCGTCACGTAGTTTTTAGATTAATGAACATAGACAAGCCTTTAAAAAAATATCATAATTTTATTAAAAATGAAATGAAAAAAAATAAGTGTGATTATGATTGTATAGTGTCAAAGGTAATACCAGAAATAGAATAAAATTAAATTTCTTTATATGTAGGCTTTCCACACTTCTTCGCCTTTTTCTTTCCGTTCGCTTCAATTCTATTATTTACACGTGATCTAGGATTTTTAAATAAAGGAATATCAGGCTTAGATGGTGGGACAAAAGAAGGATAAGACCATTCAGAAATTAATTCATAATTTCTTTCTAATGTTCTATTAGTTTTTAAGCCCCTTGGATGTCCTTTATTATTTTGTCCATTACCTGTTTTAGGTGGCACTTGTAATCCCCTTTTTAATTCTTGCCAGACCTGCCCCCATTCTGATGCATGTTCCTTTTTTAATTTTATAGCTGTTTCCAGTTGTTTTTCTAGTCTTGAACGTTCAGCTTTTGAAACACTAACAACACCAGCAAGATTAATGTCTGCAATTGCTTGACCAGTTTCATACGATGATCTTACATTTTCATATAATAACCATAAAGATGATAAATCTTCTTTTGTTATTTTAGGTTTATTTATTTCTTTTGCTACATCTAAACCCAGTTGCACTTTGCCTGCTGCACCACCCTTTCTTTTATTTCTTTTTCCTTGTCCTACAGGTTTATTTTCATTTAATACTTTATCTATTTCAGAAATTAATTTATCATAATCATCTGATGTTTTACTTTCAGCTTCTTTTTCAGCATCTGATTTAACTGTTTCTGGTTTTCTTTCTTTCGCTTGATTTGGTGATAATGATTCAAAAATTGATGATGTATCAATAGTAGTAAATTTGTTCAATCCTAAATTATATAATTCAAATAATAAAGGTGCACTAGATGCCAGTGTTTGGGTATAATTTTTTGAAATCGCTGGTCTTTGGCCTGTAGAATTAATATAAGAATTTATACTGGTAACCGCATTAGAATATGCACCAAATATATCATTAAATGGTTTCGGTTCATTTTCTTCTACCTTTACTTTAGCAAGTTCAATAGATTTTAAATATTTTGTCAATGCTTTATTTATATCCATTTCTATAACAGTATTACCCATGGTTTGATTTTTATCATATAATTCTTGATATAATGCTGTCTGATCAAATAAACGTCTTATAACTTGTGATCTAGCATCATTAAATTCATTTACCACCAATTGTTGTTCAGCACGACGTTTCATTAGTTCAGGTGTTTCTTTAGTGAATTTGTTTAAGGCACTATTAGATTTCATAATATATACTTAATAAATATAAAAATATTTATTAATTATATTATTTTAATTTACCATAAATTAAAGAAACACCAATATCTTTATAGTCACCATTCATTAATTTTTTAGTTCTAAATGTCTTAGGGATAAATTTAGTTTTTGGTATATTTCTAAATCTATATGACTGTTTAGTTTCACGTATAAATAGATCTTTCTTTTTAGATATTCTTTCTGCTATCTTTACAGCATCTTCTTTAGAATTTTTCTTATTCACTACTATAGCATGTAATTCATACCCATCATCATGTCCTAAACCTACTTTTACATCACCTGCTAGTGCATCAACAGCTTGAACCACATTACGTCCAATTAATTGTGCACGTTGTGCTGCTGACATTGCATTACTTCCTATTAATTGATTTTTGACAGCATCGAATATACCTTTAGATCCTGGGATTTTAGGTGTAGGAATTAATGATAATGCCAGATTGGTTAGATCAGCAACTGATACCTGTCTTCCTTGGGCTATATCAACTAATAATTTAGTTGCTGTCGATGCTAGCCCAGCACCTGGAACACCTGCCATCGCACCTACGTCTAATGCTATAGTGATCAATAAAATATATGTTTCTGGTGATGTTAAAGTCTTTTTCCACCATTCTTTATTTCCTACAGTATCTGTTAAAGGTTTAAATGCTTTTGATAGGTCTGAATTGCTATTGGTAAATTCATTTTTTATTTTACGACCGATATCTTCGAAGGCTTCTTTAGTATCTTTTCCGAATTTTTGGAAACTTTTTTCAATCGGCTTGACTAGAACACGTAATTTAGAATTAGGGTTGGTAAATTCATTTGCAATTTTATTTCCTACATCTTCAATAGGTTTGACTGCTTTTCTTAGTTTACTTTCTGGATTTACTATTTCATTTTTTATTTTATTTCCTAAACTTTCAAATGCTTGTCTAATTTGATTTAGATTCAGAAAACCACCTTTTAATCGTCTTGTTTTTCCGTGTTTCATAAATTCAATTAAAGTTTTTACGATTTCATGTTCTAGTTCTTGTTGGGTCATTTTTGAAAAATCTTTACCACCAGTTTTAGATAATAATTCTTTTTTTTGTTTCTTACCTTCTTTACCTGCATCATCAAGAATTTTTATCAATTTTTTATGTTCTTTTATATAATCAGCTTTAGGCATAACAACAACTTTTTTATTTTTTTTCTTACCACCAAAGCCCAATAATTTACTAAATACATTACCTGCATCAGTTGTAAATTTTAATATTTTACGTGATAATGATGGTATCTTTTTTACTATTTCTTTTGGATCTTGATATAAAAATTTTCTTTCTTTAAGTCCGTATAAAGATTGTGATTTTAAAAGATTCATTACAAATATTTGACAATTATTATCAAATGCTTCATAACCAAAAAATAAATTATCACCCATCGTTTTACGTGTCTTTTCTAACATTTGATTTGCTGTAAATTTTTTACCATGTATTGGAACATTTAAATATTCTGTATCCTTTCCGACACCATAAAGATGTGAATCAACTTGAACACGTTCTGTTTTCTGTATAACAACTTTTTTTAAATGTCCTTTGGGGTCTTTTACATTTAATACCAGTTGAAGGTGAAATAATTTATCATATCCAGCTTCCTTTGTTGCTTCATCTAATTTATTTAAACTAATTAAATTAATAAATTTAGTTAAAGCACTATTTAATGGGGTTCTAACTATTTCTACACTTTCTACATCTAAATTTCCTATTGTTTCCATCGTCTTTTTTGCACTATTAGGATAATTACTTAAATCAGGTTTTAAATAACTTCTTAGTTTTGATTCTGGATTTACAAATTCATTAGTAATTTTTTTTATTAAATTTCCACCTGATTTTTCACGTTCTTCTATTTTTCTTCTGCCTTCTATTTTTAATTCTTTATTTATTTTTTCTTTTACTGGATCTTCTGATAAATCAATTCCCATCGTATATATATAATATATATTTTATATAATATTTTTAATATATTCTTTTTGTTGGGCTGGACTGTGTGCCATTGCTGTACTATCTTCTTTCATTTCTTTAACTACATCACCATATTTAGATGATAAAAATATATGTCTTAAAGCTGAACTAGCAATCTTTTTATTAAATATTTTATTTAATATTTTTGTTATACTATTTGTTTGAATTAATGATGAACCATTAAAGTATACTAAAAATGGTGTATTTATTGATTTTATTATTTTACCTTTTATTTTAGGATGGAATTTTAAATATAAATCAATACATGATTTTAAATCTTCACTTATAGGCATTTTAGATTGACCATATTTTTTAGATGTTTTATAAATATTAAAAATAAATTCATTTTCAGAATATGATAAATAATTTATATCTTTTGGAAGTTTTTCATTAAATTTATAAATTATATTCATAAATTGATAGTCCTTATTACGTCTGGGTTTTTGAAAAACATATAATGCTAGTATCATATACGATAACATGGTATTCCATTGATTTTCACTTAAAGATTTTAAATCTTTGAATTTTTCTACTTCTTCTTTTAATTCATCAAATCTTTTTTTGACATCATCCCATGATATCCAATTTTCTTTTTGTTCTTTTGTAGCTTCATCAGTAGTTTTTTCTTTTATTTCATCATTTTTTTTTAACATTAAATCATAATATTGTTTTCTTAATTTTACAATTTTTTTATCATCGGGACAGCATCCAAGGACAGAAACGATTGATATTAATATTGATCTTTTTGTATTATCTTTATATTTTTTTAATACTTCAACAATTGAATCAACATTTTTTAAGAATTTAAAATCTTTTAATTCACCACCATTTAATTTTTCTAGATTTCGTAAATAAAGATTTATAGACGTTTCACTTAATTTTTTATCTTTTAATTTTGTAAAAAGATTAGATTTAAAATCTGCCATATTATAATCTTAATAAATATTAAAAAAATAACTAAACTATTTTAAATCATTTTTATCTTCCCCTTGTTTCATAGTTAATGTTAAAACCTTAATATTTAAATCTTCAAAAAGTTTTTTTATGTGTTCTTCACAAGCACATATTTTATCGCATGTTAAATCACAGAATAATTTATCATTAGTATTTATAGAACTAAATAATTTTTTAATATTATTTCTAAACATTTATATATATACATATATATATATAAATGGATCAAAATTCTATTTTATCTATAATAGCTTTAGTGGTATCAATTGGTGGAACATTTTTAAGTATAATCAACCATCGTCATGTAATATCAAGATGTTGTGGCCGTAAATTAGATTTTTCTTTAGATATTAATAATACAACACCACCACCACCACCACCATTTTTAACACCAACTAATCAACCTTAATCATCATTATTTAATAAATATAAATATTTTTCAGTTAAAACAAATTGTGGATAGTTTTTAAATATTGTCACCCATCTAGACCCTAAATTTTTAGCTTTTTTTATATCTTTGGTGTCCATACCTATATATCCTTCTAATAAATTATTAAGCTGTCTTTTAGACCCTGAAGCTGGAAAATAAGTGATACTATGACATTCATTTAACATTCTTCTTGTTTCCTTACCATTTGTTGGTAAGTGATTCGTAATAATGCATGATGTCGATGTATGACGTCCGACTTCTAAAATTTGATTTAATAATGCATATAAAGCATCCCTTAAAGGCTTTTGGACTATTACATCTATATCATCAAAAACAACTAAACAATTTTTTAAATCAGACGGCATTATCGGGTCAGTGACTAATGATTGATCAATTTTAACCCTTTTTACTTTTAAGTCATCCAATTTTTTGTCTTCAGCAACTGGTGAAAATATATAAACTGGTGCATCCTTGTGGACTTTTTTATAATTTCTTATGTATTTACTAGCATAATGTGATTTACCACTACCACTTGCACCAGTTATATATAAAATATCCCTTTCTTGTTTTGTATTTGGTATGTGTTCAAACTTACCTTCTTTTAGTGTCATCTTATTAAATCCGATACCACTAGTATCAGTATCATCAATATATACTACAGTATCTTTTGCTTTACCTGAATCAATTTTACAAATAGGCCTGCCGATCTTGTTTACATTAAACATCTATATACTGAAAATATAAAAAATTTATAATTATTTTTTTAATAATATTTTATCTAAGAAATTCTTTCCTTCTTTATTTACTTTTTTTTGTAATTTTGGAATTAATTTATATATTACATCAATATTAGATATGATATTATTATTTTTTAAATTAATTCTGACCATTTTTCGTACTGATAAATCATCGTAATTTTCTAATAATGATTTTATTGCCTTTAGATTTGACAACAATTTATATTCCCCACCGATATAGTTATTTAAAAAATTAGATATCAATAAGCCTTTATTTTTATCATCTTCTACTTTTGCAATACTAAAAAATCTTTTTACTACTTTATAATAATTACCTTCTTTTAATTCTGTTTTTATATTTTCTTTTATTTCTTTCACTACTTCATGAATATTAGGATTTAACCAATAATTTATAGTAAGTTCTTTAAATGCCCCATCATAATAGATGATAGTATCTATTTTTAAAAATTCAATTTTATTAAAATCATTTTCTGGAATTTTTATGGTATCAATTTCATCAGCATAAAATTTTATTTTCTTACCATCTTTATACTGTATTTTTAATTCAATAAAAAACATTTTTGGATCTGAATCAATATTTTTTATTATTTTATTAATTTCATCAGAAATAAATTTATATTCTTTTTTTCCTGTTATATATAAATCTAAATCAATATCCCCTGCATTACGTTGTGTTTCAAGTGAAAAAGATCCAATTACGGTAGGTTTAATATTTTTAAATGTTATATTTTTAAAAAAAGTATATAATTCATTATCAGGTAGATTTTTTTCTGAAAATATATCAGCCATTATATAATTAAAATATATATTAATTATATAAATATGTCTATTAATTTTGATTTTAAAAAAAAAGGTGCGAAAGTTTTAGTCTTATCGTGTATTGACCCACGATATGTTGAATTACTTGCCGATTTCTTAATACACAATAAAGAAGTTCACAATGATTACGATTTGTTTAATCTAGCTGGTGCAGAATTAGGTGTATTAGAAAATAAAGAATGGAAAAAAACATTTTATGATCATATTGATATAGCCATCAAATTGCATAAGATATCAGACATATGGATATTTTCACACCTTGATTGTGGTATGTATAAAGTAACTTTAGATTTAAAGAAAGATTTAGATACTAATATCCATGTAGAAAATATGAATAAATTAGAAAGTATGATAAAAAAAGATTACCCAAAACTTAAAATAAAAAAATATGTGATGACAGATAAACCAGAAATTTTAAAAGTGACTTAAAGACATAAAAGATTAAAGAAAAAGATATTTCCTAATTAAAGAAAGAATTCTTTAATTTTATCACCATAAAATATTTATCGCTAGTTCATTGGCTGAATTTCTACCTAATTTTTTCTTTTTTGAAATTGCTGTATGACTTTTTCTAAAACGATTACGCATTTTTACTGATTCACCTTTTGGAACTTTATTGGTCTTTTCAAGGTGTTGATAAATATAAAGGTCTTTATATCCTACAGCCCCAAAATGTCTTATACCTTGTTCAGTTGATATTTTTAATTTGTGTTTATCATCATTATCAAAATTAAGCTGTTTTTCATCATAACCAGCTTTTTTGGCTTTCTTTTTCATTTCCTTTAGATAATTACTAGGATTGATACCATATTTTTTTAATTCTTCATAAAATTTAGTGCCTTTTATACCAGATCCATTTATATTTTCTTTTTTTTCATCATTACTACTTTTATTTACTATTATTTCATCACTACTGCTTATATCACTATTACTACCATCACTGCTACTTTCATCACCATCATCTATCCATTCTTGTAGTTTCATTTCTAATAATTTATGCCAGTTTGCACTTAAAAAATAAGTACCTTCTTTTTCTATTTCAAAATCACCTAATTTTACTTCAATATTCGGAAAATAAAATCTACTACCACCTAAGTGTAAAGCATTAAATAATTCATCAAGAAATGGATCTTTCGGTGTACACGGATTTTTAAAATATTTTATTTTTTTTACACTAAAATCATATCTATTTTTAAATAATCCATCCTTTATTAATTCATCTATATAATCAAAAAAACCATTTAAATCATAATTATAACTTTCAATCGTCTGTAAAAACCCAATTTTATAATAAGCCATAACAGTATTATAATCTGAAAGACTAGATAATTTTAAATAATCAAAATTAGATTTTTTTTTCCAGAATTCATCATTTCCATTTTTAATTATTCTATTAAATGAATCTATTATAGATCCTGCACCACCAGTACTACATAATGTATTAATGTATATATGATCACCATAATCACTAAGCATACAACCAGCAGTCATGATAATATTATTATCTTCATCTGCTTTAAATGCTACACCATAAATTGAATCCGAAAATAAGGTTAAATTATATTTATGTCCATCACATCTATTTATACACCAGTTTCGTGTAAGATCAGAATTTTCAGCTTTTTTTACAAAACTACTTAATAATCTACATTTTGAACTAAAACCATCATTATTAACAATAAATCCGTAATAACCATCTTTAGATGATTTACATTTTTCTAAAATAGTAGTATATAAATTTTCTAATTGATCATAAACATTACTAGTGAAGTTACTATTTTTTTCCACACTAGGAAATATTTCTTTATTTATCCTTTCAGGTTTTTTATCATTTTTTGTATCATCAAAATCAACTGTGCACAAAAACTTTTTTGTAAGTTTTTTTATTTTTTCATCTATTTCTTCATCTATTTCTTTAGTTTCTTCATCACTGCTAACTTCATCATCTGATTTATAATAATTTTTATTTATTTTTACAATTTTATTTAATATATCATCCCTAGTATATGTTTCATTTTCTTCATAAAGATTTCCAAAGTAAACTTTAAAAACACGAAAAGGAAATATAAATTTTTCATCGAAACCAGTTTTACGCATCAAATTTTTAAATTTTATGTAGTATGCTTCCCACATTCTAGTAGTAAAACCACTTGTATTTCTACCACCTATTTTTCTTTCATTTATTTCTATTGCTATTTTTTGTTTTTCTGCTTTCTTTTTGGTCAGTCCTTTTTTACTAAAGCATTCTTTAGGGTTTGATTTCTTACAGACTTTAAATTTTTTATTTATACTTTTAATTTCATATGGCATTATATAATATTATTATAAAATTATTATATAATAATAATATATATAATGTCAAGTCAAACTTTATCAGGAAAATCAAATTTTAATGTAGATCCAAATCACATCTATTATGATCTACAATTATTAAATAATGATACCACAGGAAATTCCGCATCATTACCTATCAAGTTTCAAGAAACACGTCTAGCCCCTATCCTTGCAAATCCATCTGAATATTTTTTATCTATACAAAGATTTAGTCTTGATACGGTATCATTGCCTTTAGTATTACCACAAGTTGATACAAATGAAAGCACGAATCCTGATGGTGATCCAGATAAATTAGTATATCAATGGGGATATCAAGATTCAGATGATCATAATGTTTCTTATTTTAATGTTATATATGCACAACAAGATTTCACCTTATTAAAACCAGAACCCAACCAAGTTTTATTCGATCCAAGCATTATAAGTAATCCTTATTATTTTGTTTATACTTTCCAGAATTTTGTTGACATGATCAATAATAGTTTTATAACAAATTGTCCGACTGGTTATGCACCACAATTAGTTTTAAATCAGACTACTAATGCTTATGATTTATGGTTTCCATCAGGTTCAACACCTGCACCACCTACTGCTAGTTTTGACCCTTACTGGATGCCAAAAAAGAACCTTACAACTAATCCAGATACATTAAGATTATTTTTCAATGCCCCATTATTTACATTATTTTCATCATTAAATTCTATATACGTTGGAATTCTTACAAATCCTAGAAGTCCTGAAACAATAGTACCTGGTAATTGGTATAATGTATCACCATCGAATGCTACAATTGATACACCTGATGGTGCAGCATATGGAAATTATGACTTTTTAGGATTAAATACAGCACCAAAACCACCATTAATAGATACTGCTATATGGCCACCGACTGTAGAAAATCATAATCCAATATCATTTTTTCAAATTAATTCTGCACAGTATCCAACCCAACCCCTGTGGAATCCAGTAAAACAAATTTTATTTACTACGTCTATGATGCCTATTGTCAATGAATTAGTTGGTATCCCTATCATCCAAAATTCTAATCCAAATTTAAATAATACACAACCAAATAATAATTTTAGTCCTATTATTACTGATTTAGAAGTTTCATTGACACGTGGTGACGAAACAAAGCCAAATATCACATATATACCAACGGCAGAATATCGTTTAATTGATTTACAATCAAATGCCCCGATTAATCAAATTGAAATCGCCTTATTCTGGAAAGATCAATACGGAACAGTACATCCATTTTTATTAGAACCTGGTTGTGGTGCTAGTATTAAGATGTTATTTAGAAGAAAAGTTTTTAACTTAGTATCTTTGAAAGAATATACAAAACCAGTATAATTAAAATATTTTTATAATATATATTATGTCTAATCAAACAATGTCTGGAAAAACAAATTATAACGTTGACCCAAACCATATCTATTATGATGTCCAATTATTTAATAATGATACATCAAATAATCCATCATCATTACCTTTAAAATTTGAAGAAACAAGAACAGCTGTTGTACTGGCTAATCCATCTGAATATTTTATGTCTGTTCAAAGATTTTCTATTGATACTACATCATTGCCATTATTTATTCCACAAGTTGATACCAATCCAGATACTAATACAGAAGGTGACCCCAATCAATTAATTTATAAAATTTTTATTTTTGGTGTAAGTACAAAAACATTTAATATAAAATATATCCCATCTGATTCAACGTTAACCCCACCAGATGTTTTAAATAATCCAGATGCACTTAGTGATCCTTACTATTTTGTATATACTTATCAAAAATTTATAGATATGATTAATAGATCTTTAATTGAATTTTTCCAAAACCAAGATGATGTCGGTGGTTCACTTTTATGTTATACACCACAATTAGTACTAAACAGACCATCTGGTAAAATTGATATCTGGTTTCCTGATTATACTACACTTGATATTGGTGGTCAAGCATGGAATATTCAACCAGCTGGTGGCTATGGTCTTTTTTTTAATAGTTCTTTATTTACTTTATTTTCTTCTTTAAATTCGTATTATGTCGGAAATGGCAGTAATAATAACTGGCCTTATTCTTATGCTTTACCTAGTGATGATTCATGGTATGGCGTAAATCCAACAGTACCCAGTCAAGGTTATAGTACTAGTCCACCATTTGATTCTAGTCCAGTACCATGGAATTCTTTACAGGCTGAAATTCCCTATCCAAGATCAACAACTTATACTGAATGGTCTAATTCTGTCGTGTGGCCATTTCCTAATCAAACATCTAATCCTGTTTATCCTGATAATCTATTAAATATCACAAACTTTCAATTTAATCGTTCTGCATATGCTTCTACACCAATTTGGAATCCTGTAAAAAGAATAGTATTAGTCAGTAATATTTTACCGATTACTAATAACTTAGAAGCACCCCCCAATATTTATAATTCAAATACAGCATTAGATTTACCTTATATCAACAATAATTTTTCCCCAACTATATCAGATATTGAAATTCCCTTAGTCAAGGGTAATGAAACTAAACCAATCGTATATTATACACCAATGGCTGAATTTAAATTGATAGATTTACAATCTAATGCCCCTTTTATAAATATTAGTTTTACGGCTTACTGGGTTGATGCACGTGGTGTAAAACATCCTTTATTATTGGATAGCGGTTGTGGTGCAAGTGTAAAAATATTATTTAGAAGAAAGATATTCAATTTGATCAAATTGCCAGATTATACAAAACCAGTTTAAATAATATATTTTTATATTATATATTATGTCAAGTCAAACATTATCAGGAAAATCAAATTTTAATACAGATCCAAATCATATATATTATAATCTACAAGTTTATAATAATGATACCACTGGAAATTCAGCGTCACAGCCTTTAAGATTTCAAGAAACAAGACTAGCACCAATTCTTGCTAATCCATCAGAATATTTTCTTTCAATTTTACGATTTAGTTTAGACACTGTATCACTACCACTAGTGATGCCACAAGTTGAAACAGATATACTAAAAAATGTTGATGGTAATCCTAATAAGTTAGTTTATCAAATTATGTTTTATAGTATTCCGTTAGGATATTCTGTACCATTTAATATACTTTTTATTCAACAAGATGAAACACTACCAGTACCAACAGCTGATCAAATACATAATGATCCAACAATAATCAGTAATCCATATTATTTTGTTTATACATATCAAAATTTTATAGATATGATTAATAGATCATTACTTCTTGCTATGAATGATTTTAATGATGTTTCAACAACACCACAAATAGTTTTTAATAAAAATACTAAAGCTTACGATATATGGTTTCCACCTGTTCCTGCTGATGAACTTAATAGACAAAAACCAAATAGATCAACTAGTGCGGAATTTGTTCCTGGTGTTTTTAATCCTGCATATGGTAATTCAGATAATTCTGATTATAATTTTAAATTATTTTTTAATCAACCATTATTTACTTTATTTTCATCATTAAATTCTGAATATGTTGGTTCGATACCAGATAGGGGTGATGGATGGTATAACGTCAACGCTGATCCAGCATTAATAAATCATGATCCAGCACTTCCTAATTTCTATAATAATTTAGGATTCGGAACAGCATTTTTTCCAGAAAATATAGATAGGTATATATGGCCTACTACTGAAGGATTTAACATTAACTACGCAGAATATCCATCACAACCCCTATGGAATCCTGTAAAACAAATAATATTTACCACAGCATTAATGCCTATCGTGAATCAGTTAGTCGGGACACCATTAATTCTAAATAGTAATATAGCACTAGACAATCCAGATGTAAGTAATAATTTTAGTCCCATCTTAACTGATATAGAAGTTGATCTACACAATGGGGACGAAACAAAACCAAATATAAATTATGTTCCTAGTGGTAAATATCGTTTAATTGATTTACAATCTAATATGCCTATAAATATTATAGAAATTTCAATAATATGGAAAGATCAGTATGGAAATCCCCATAATTTCTTATTAGAACCTGGATGTGGTGCTAGTATTAAAATAATGTTTAGAAAAAAGATATATAATTTACTTCAATTAGATGAATATACAAAACCAGTTTAAATAATTTATTTAGTTAAGAAATAATATATATAATTAATATATATATCATGTCAAACGATTTCAAAAAAATTTTAGTAAAAGATCCCAGACTTATGGTTACTGACAGTTTAAATTACGCTGTAATTAAAGGCGGACAAAATGTAGTAGTTCAACCACAGATAGCCATATCACAATCAACATCATCAATTAATTTCAATTTTCAAGTACCATCAGAACAGACCATAGTGGACAGAAATTTTACTATATCATCTAAAATGGTGGTAAGATTTCAAACTGGTACAGCTTGTAATTTAGTTTATGGTCAAAATTTTAGTCTTGCCCCCTTCCCTTTACACCAAACCACCACCACAATTCAAAGTACTATAAATAATAACGTTACCAGCATAAATATCCGTGATATATTACCTGCAATAATCAGATCAAATGATACACGTGAATTACAAAAGATGCATTCAGGCACACCTTGCACCCCTGACAGTATGTATTATTATAATGCTGGATTGGGTGGTACTTCTACTGCATCAGGTGCTGTTCCCAATTTATTATCAGGAAATACTTTAGGCAATTTTACGACATCTAGTATTGATACTGATTACGTACCGAATGGTGCATTTTCTGGTATTGCATCTAATCAATCTGGATCTACACCAGTATTATTAGAATGGGCAACAAGTTCAACCTATGGAACACTTGCCCCTGCTACATACAATTCCACACCTGCCACATACTGGCAATTAACATTTTATACATATGAACCAGTATTATGCCAACCTTATTTATTTTCTAATCCCGTCAGCAATAAACAAGGCATGTATGGTGTCCAAACAATTCAACTTCAGTATAATCTAACGGATGCTTCAAGAACTTTCCGCTGTGTAAGTTTTGATGCCAATGCGGTAGCGGTAACATTTGTTACTGCCCCAACAATTTACAGCGTAACAGGATCACAACTTTTAATTAATATGTTAACACCCCACCCATCTGACTTAATGCCACCCCGTAACGTTATCCCATTATTAACATACGACAGATATTTTTCAACAATCCAAAGTGCAACAATCCCCCCTAATTATGCTACACCAGTGACTGTATCATCTAATACGTATAATTTAACACAAATCCCCGATAAGATATGTATATTTTTACGTAAATCTATTAATGCACAAAGACCAACAGATGCGGATGTTTCACCCGTCATTTCTGGTATCAGTTTAAATTTCAACAATAATTCGGGCATTCTTGCAAGCAGTACGATCCATGACTTGTGGAAATTTTCCGTAGATGCAGGCAGTAATCAATCATTTAATGAATACTGTGGTCAGGCATATGCATATGATACTACAGCGGGTGCAGTCATTAAACCTACTGTAGGTTCTTATTTATGGCTTGATTTCGGCAAGCATATCCAACTGGTTGAAGACTTCTATTCACCTGGTTCGTTGGGGAACTTCCAGCTTCAGTTCAATGTCCAATTACAAAATCAATCTGCCAACGCCTTAACTGCTGGTACATATGAATTAGTATTATTGGTGATGTCATCAGGTCTGATGGTTTCGGAACGTGGCCAAACGTCGACCTATTCTGGAATTTTAACTAAATCTGACGTCTTAGATGCCAGTCAACAACAACCCTTAAGTATAACAAGCGTGGAAAGAATTGTGGGCAGTGGTTCATTAGATAAGGGTCGTGCATTACCAAAACATTTAAGCAATATGCTTTTACCCCATCATGGTTCAATAAATCCTATAGTATCTAAAGTAATGGAAGTAAAAGATGCAATGTCGAAACGTTTAATGTAATTATAAAAGATTTAAATAATTTATTTAGTTAAGAAATAATATATATAATTAATATATATATCATGTCAAACGATTTCAAAAAAATTTTAGTAAAAGATCCCAGACTTATGGTTACTGACAGTTTGAATTATGCCGT